CCAACACCACCTGTAACTACACCACCTGTAACTACACCACCTGTAACTACACCAGTGCCTCCAGGTCCAACACCACCTGTAACTACACCACCTGTTGTTGAGCCACCTGTTCAACCACCTGTTCAACCACCTGTTCAACCACCTGTTGTTGAGCCACCTGTTCAACCACCTACTAAACCAGAAGTTCCCATCTACGATAAATCAGTTCCATATCAAGGTGAATACAGCAATGAATCAGTGTTGGAACGCTATATGAATCAAACCTTGACATATGGTGACATTGCCAAACTGGTAGCTGCTGGCCTAGTGCTACCAAGTGTATTAGGACTAATTGGTATGGGACAACCTACTGCCCCTGGCAAACGAGGCTATGGTCCACTTGCACCGCTACAATGGGGCACACTAGAAGGCGGACTAACCAATCCTGGATTGAATCCTGGTTTCTTAACATTTGGTGGATCACCACCTCCGGCATATCAAACCACAGATCCAGTACAAAGTCAATACTATTGGGGTATGCATCCGTATATGCACACACAAGAAGACCTTGTGAACTACAATCAAGTACAAATGCCAGCTGTGCCGTTTGGAATACAACAACAACGCGGTGCATGGGATTATCAAAAGTTTATTGATCAAACAATCAACACTCCCCAGTATCAGCAAGCAGCCTTGGGTGCAAGCACACAGTATCCAGGCGGCACAGCGCCAGCTACCAGCTATGCTGGCGGTGCTGTGGCACCAAGCCAGGCCAACATGCCCCAACCGCAGTTTACAGCGCCTGTGCCCACAGCACAGCCCATGTATACATTGCCACCACAATTTCAGTTACCTGTAGCACCAGTGGTACCAAAAATTAATATAGATTTTACACCAGTTACAATTCCTGCTACATTGCCTGAATGGGCACCAGGAATGTATGATTTGACACAACCAATAGCACCTTATGGCACAACACCTGTACCGGTTGTTACATAAAGGTTAAATAACGTATACGGAGAAATAACATGAGTTTATTTGATTTAGGAAAAAGTGGAGGCACTTCAGTAACAACACCAGAAATGACACCTGAACAGCGTCAGCAAATTCAGGCTCAAACAGAGTTTTTTACTAAAACTATTGCACCACAATATCAAGAAGCTGTGAAAGGTGCTAGAGACATTTACAATCTAGGTGCTCCGGGTGTGACTTATGCCGCACAGAATTTAGCAGGTCAAGCTGGACAAGCACAACAAGCTCTTGGCAGCACTGGCGAAAGTGCTTTACGCACAGGTATCACTGGTCTGGAAAATTTGTTCAGCAACGAATATCAAGATCAACAGATGCAAGCCGCATTGGCGCCTGCACAAGCACAATATCAACAAAACTTAGCAGGCCTACAAGCCGGCTTTGGTGGCGCAGGTCAAATTGGATCAGCACGTCAAGCTCTAGCTAACACACAATTAGCCGGTACTGCACAACAACAACAACAGATGGCTGCTGCACAAGTACGCAAAGACATTGAAGCACAGCGAGCTGCTGCTGCACAAGCCTTGGCTGGATTTGGTCAAGGCGGTATTGGTCAAGCACTTGGTGCCGCTGGCCAAGGTGTTTCAGCTGCTATGACTCCGTCAGATTATTACAACAAATATGCTGGTGTAATATTTGGAACACCTAGTGCCAGTTACAATCCGGATTTCCGAGGCACACAAGGCAGTTCAACAAGCACCAACCAAATCAAAATGGGCATTGGCATCTAAGGAAAAATATAATGGATTTTATGGATATAGCAGGTAAGTATCTGCAAACAAAGTTGGATACGGCCACACAACCAGATACAGAAGCCAATGTAAAACCTGTCACACAAACAATAACAACAGATCCTGTGACTGGTGAACAAATGATGACTGTGAAAGGTCGTCCAGAAGATTTGAGTGTTGGCAATCCAAACACACCAACTGTACTTCCGCCACTACAAACAAATCAATATTTGAATTTGGCCAATAGTGCAGATAAACGCCCAGTGGCATATCAACCACCTGTTGCTCCGGTATCTCCACAATCTTTACCTGCTGTTACTCCTGATCAAACCTATCAACGCATGATACAGGCTGAATCAGGTGGACAACAATACAATCCACAAGGTGGTGTATTGACCAGTCCCAAAGGTGCTATGGGTGTAGGACAAGTTATGCCCTCAACTGCTATGCAACCAGGTTATGGTGTTCCTAGTATTTTTGACATGGCACAGCAACGTGGCATGCCAGTGGCCAATAGAGATCAAGCCACAGCACAACAACTACTAAGCAATCCTGAATTGAATCGTAATTTTGGACAGAACTATTACAATGCAATGCAACAGCGTTTTCCAGGACAACCTGCAGCCGCAGTAGCGGCTTACAATGCTGGTCCAGGACGTGTGGGACAAAACATGCAGGCCAATGCTGGACAATTAAATGTCAGCCAACTGCCACAAGAAACACAAGGCTACTTGCAAAAGGTAGGCTTTCAACCTGGTCAAACAACTCCTGCAGTGGTTGGCACAAATGCTCCATCTACCACAGTTCCACCTATTGCAGGTGATGCAGTGGCACAAGGCACATATCAAGATGTGACTGGACAAACTGCTACCGAAGCCAATTGGCACGAATATTACGGCAAACAAGTTGTTAACAATTTAAACAATCCCGTTGAATTACAAAAATTATCTGAAGATCCAAATGCTCCAAGTTTTGCCAAAGTTGCGGCCAGCAGACAAGCATTTGAATTGTTGAAAAACCGAAGAGATGAACAAGATGCTGTTCGTAAAGTTGATTCTGGTGATCAAGCTGCCATTGAAAAAGCATTCAAAAGTCGCAACAACGAAGGCAGTTATGTTTTAGCCTATTTGTATGGTCGTCTAGGTCTAAATGATCTAGCACGAAGTGAACAAGAAAAATTAGGTGCTGGACGTGTTTGGGAACAAAATACTTTAGACGATGGTACAGTTGCATTGATACAACGTGCTTCTAATGGTATGCCTTTGTATGGCATTGACCAAAATGGTAAAGAATTGTCAGCCAAAGAACTAATTAGATTTGGTGGTGCTGCAGTCAAAGGTGTTGAACAAGGTGCTACAGTTTACAAAGATCCATTCTATCGATCTGAAGTGCGTGATGCACAAGGCAATGTTGTACAAGCAGCACAAGGTGTTGCTGGCAACTGGATCTTAGAACGCAGACCAGGACGTGCTCCGGTGTTTCGTGAAGCTGGAACCAATCGTTTGGCATCACCTGAAGAAGCACGTAGACTCAATCCAACAGGTGTAAGTGGTCCTATTGAACAACAGGCAGCTGCTGCCTACGCTGGTCGTGGTGCTGGTAAACAAGGTGAACAAGCTGCAGAAGGATTTGTAAATACACCGTTGCCTGGTATGCCTACACAAATGCCACCAAGTACTCCAGGTGCTGTAACTACACCAGGTGCTCCAGGTGCTATGCCTACAACTCCTGTTTCAACTGCTGCTCCTGCTCCTGCACCTGCTGTAAACATTCCAAGTGCCAGTGCTAACATTCCTGTGTATGAGCAAAAAAGAGCAGCCAACATTGCAGAAAAACGTACTGAATCGTTTAACAAAATTATTGATACAGAATATCGTGACAATGCTGGCAAAGGCGAAATTGTATCTAACAATCGTAAAATGCAATTTGATATTTTAAATCGTGATGATCCCACAACAGGTAAAAAAGTTGCTGAACAAATTACTGGTTTGTATAATGCTGCCAATGAAAATACTGGCAATCAAAAATTAACTATTATTCGTGATATCTTTACTGGTAAATTGTTGCCAGATCAAGATGCTAGCAAACGTATTGCTGAATTGAATGTTAGTCCAGCAGTTAAAAGTGCGTTACAAGAATACAATTCTCTTAATGCTCAAATCGCTGGACAGACTCTGCGTGAAACAGCAGGTCCTGGAAGTGTTAGTGATGCCGAACAACAAGCCAACCGTGCTCGTAACGTAGATATCACTCGTGCTCCAATGTTGGGTGCTTACAACATGATGGCACAAAGTCAGTTTAATGCAGATATACAACGTTACAAAGCAGATTTGGCAGCAAGTCCAAATAATACTGCCAGTAATGCTACTGCATTTGATCGTGACTTCCGTGCTCATCAATCACAATTGATCAAATCTTATCGTGAAGTTACTGAAGCACGTTTAAAATTTATTCAAGAAAACGGATCAGGTCCAGGCGCCATACGTGAAGGATATAAACTTTATCCTGTGCCTGAATACGATCCACAAGCAGGCAATTGGAGATATTTGAAACCATTGGATCAACATATCAAGAAAAAAGAAGGACAATCTTTATAATGGACAAAATGCCTACACAGGACTTACAGAGTCAGATTCAAGCAGCACGTGCCGATGGTTACAGTGATGAACAAATACAGGCTTTTTTAAATCCTCAACCTGTGCGTGAAACAGCATTACAGCCACAAGGCACAGGTCCAATGTCAACTACCACTGTACAAACACCGGCAACACCTTGGGTTGATCGCGGTGCTGAAGAAACTGCAACTATACAAGCTGGCGGTTTACAAGCTGGATATGATGTGGCCAAATATGGTTTACCAGCAGCCGGTATTGGTTATGCACTTAAAAAGGGCATTGATGCATATAAACAAACAAAAATGCCACCGCCAAGTACTTTTACAGGTGGAGCAAATCCAGCATTTGACAAAGCACTAAGTCAACCGTATAATCCAACTGCACCACAAGGTGCTCCAGCGGCTCAACCACCAGTGGGTGGTCCAGCAGCAGCACAAGGTGCTACCTTTCTTGAAAGAATGGCTGCAATGGCCAGCAAATATGCTCCAGCCGCTCGTGTGGCCACAGGTGCTGGTGCTATGGTAATGCCAGGTAACGTAGGCCAAAATTATGGTGCACAGTTTCCACAAACAGGTCCTATGCGTGGTATGGAAATTAATCCAACAACTGGTAGACCTTGGACTCCACAAGAACTGCAACAGTATTCTCAACAATATAGATAGGAACAGAAATGAACATTAAAAATTTACAATTGGTACTAGAAGATACATTTTCAGGCAATTTTGTCAGTTACTATCGTAGCCATGTGGCACATGTGAATATCCAAGGACGTAATTTTTATGCAGACCATAAACTGCTACAAAAAGTGTATGAGTACTTTCAAGGCAACATTGATGTGCTAGCTGAAAAGCTACGCACAGTACGTGCCATGATGCCAGTGGACCTAATGACAGTGACCATGTCTAGTCCTGTTGCTGATCAAGCTGCTGTGGGTGATAGTGAAGACCTGTTTGAACAGGTGTTGGAAACATTAGAAACCATGATCAATCAATATGTGGATTTGAACGAAGCTGCTGAAGAAGTCAACTACATTGACATTGCCAATTTTGCACAGGATCAAGTTGCTGTGTTGTCCAAGTTCCGTTGGATGATTGAAGCCACACTAGATCGTGACACTGACACAGAAGAAGATCCAGACACGGACGACTAATGGGACAACTGCTTAAATTTTCCCTGGAAGATCATCTAGCCGAATGTGAGCAACGTTACAACACCTTACTGGATCGCATAGATCAAACTGATCGTAAACTGAACAGAATTGAAGATTTAATTATTGAATTAAAAAAACTAGTACAGCGTCAATAACGGCTGTTGTAGTAGGCCAGTACAACGTGCATAAATTCTTCTAGGCTGAAGCTACCACCTTCAACCTTGACACCGTTTTCTATCATCCAAATCCAAACCCGTTCAGGTTCATCTTCATCTATTTCTATTCTTATGTTGGCCATATCTATTACCGGACCGTCTTGTGGTTCTGGTTTCCATTTAACACTTACTGTTCTATCTTTCATTTTGGTATCCTATAAAATGCTGAAATGCCTCTTATGATAAATCCTGCCTGTTCATGCAGGCGTAAAAAAGCCTGTTGTTCAATACGCATGGTACTGCTGTGTATGACCGGTATACCGCACATGGTTGCCCATAACACCCATTGTTGAATGATTTGTGCCAGCAAGGTAATTTTTTTACGTATAGGCAAATCAACTGCCACATGACTGAATCTGCCGTCGGCCATTTCATCTCGACTGTATGTGGTATATGAACCACGTACCAACCAAGCCCAAGCAATGAGTTGATCGTTTTCTTCGGCCACAATAATTTGTTCATCAAACTGATTGAATGCTTGTCTTACTATACCTAGGCTTAAATTTTTGGCAAACAGATCAGTATCAAAACGGCTGATAGCCACCACTTCATCCCATAAAGGTTGTTGTGATATGGCCACTATTCGATCAATGTCTGTTAGGTTTGCCAGGCGCCAAGTCCATGTGTCTTTTTTGGATGGTGCATATCGTTCTAAAATCATTTCAGTTCCTTGTTGCAGTATAAATATATTTATGTTATACTTATTGTAACATTATTTTTAAGGAACTGCAATGACCAAACATAGAGATAGACAATTTAATTATCGTGCAGGTGACTTCATGATCAACCTGGAACGCTTTGAATCTAGATGTGAACCAGACCCTGCGGGATCAGACTGCATCATATGGACTGGTGTAAAAAACAACATTGGTTATCCATTCATGGGAGCCAGACACATTGTGACAGACAAATACAAGATGGTCACTGGACACAGAATGGCTCTCACAATCAAACTGGGTAGGCCTATAGCCCCAGGTATGAATGCCAATCACTCATGCCATAGAAGAGATTGTGTGAATCCTGACCATTTATTCGAAGGCACACAACGGCAAAAAGTGTTGGACATGGCACGTGATGGTATCAAAACTGGTAGGCCTGCAGGCAATCCCTACAATCACAAACAACACAATCGCAAGTACCGTTATTCCGAAGAGGAAATACAAGCTGTGCGAACCATGCCACCAAAACAAATAGCTGCCAAATACAACTTGCCAATTCGACGTGCTTACACAATGAAAGCTTCGTTTCGAAATACCTATCGTTGGCTACCATTACCCGATCAAATCAAAGGAGATAAAAAATGACATTACAAGCAACAGGCACTAGATACGTAATTCGACCAGTAGAATTGACCATGGCGTCAGCTGGTGGCATCATACTTCGATCAACAGAAGACACACAATTGGCAGAAGTTGTTAGTATTGGCCCCCGGGTAGAAGAACCGCTACCTTTAGGCACCAAAATTGTGGTAAATTGGAACCATACGGTGCCAGTAAAGCACGAAAACGAAGCCTTGTGGATCATAGAATCAGGTGCGGTAGCCGCAATATATGAGGAGAACGAATAATGAGCACTAAAAAATCAGCAAAGAAAATAGAACACAAAAGTTTGGTACATGTGTTGGAAGACTGTGTACTAGCCCTAGAGTCACAAGGTCAAACCGAACAGGACATTTTTAGTCTGGTCAACATGATCCTGCGTGGATTTATTGTGAATGGTGAACTCACAGACGAGTACCGTATGTTGGCCCAAAAGGCCATAGAGTTCCGTGAACGTGGACATCCAGAAGATAGAGAGCGAACCATACTCACTGACACAAGTGGTAATCCACTGATGCGTTGATGTTTTGGTAAAAATAATTTAGGATTTATGTTGACATAGCATAAATAAAAGTATACAATAACTACATACAGCAAGTAGTTGTTGTATACTAAACCTAAAGGAAATAGAAATGAAAGAAGAAATGAATTTAATAGCAGATGTGTTAAGTGATTTACCATTAGATCCGCAAAATGATTTTGGTTACACAGTAGGAGACGAGTTACATGAAATGAACTACTACTTAAAAGAAATCATGGAAGCATTACAGAAGATTTACACTAGAATGCCAATACAAGAATAAGGAGGCAGGCCCGAAAGGGCCGGCTTCAGATGAATATACTACTAAGTAGTATTAGAGCAGGGCAATCAAAAAAACTATACACTTTAAGCCATTTTTGTGTCATAGATATTTCCGGGGCCCAGGACTTGTGTGATACCGAGCAAGGCTCGAAATCGGTATTCCTACTATAACACTGGAGATTGAATTGAAACCAACCGTAAGACAACAGGTAGAAACAAAGTTTTCTGGCTACGAAGAAGAACGTAGACAACGTGTGCGTGAAGAACAACGCCGTAAAGATCGTGAACATGCTGTATGGGTTGACAGCGATGATGCCCTGTTTGAGATTTTAAAGAATCCTGGCTTGGCTACACCGCCTAGCCAAAGACCCGCACCCACTGGCGCAGAATTATTAGAGATAATGATTCGTGAACGCAAGGACAAGAAATGAATTACATTGAACTGGAAGTTGTGCCGTCTTGGCGTTATTGTAATGTACGTGGCGGTGAAAAGGTTCCTTATCCTGCAGGCTGGCAACGAGATCCCAAACGCATACGAGATATAGAAAGTGCCAATGTGGGCCTATTACTGGGTCCTACCAGTGGTGGTTTGGTTGCATTAGACTTTGATGGCGCAACGGCATGGTCATGGTTTGAACAGCGTATTGGTTGTGCATTACCTGGCACAGTGATGTGGACAAGTGGCAAGGATTCGCGTTGCCAAATGGCATTTACGGTGCCTGAACAGTATTGGGATTATGTTCGCACACAAAAGATTACAAACACACGTGATGATATGATTGCTGAAGGTGAAGGCTTTGAGTTTCGTTGGACAGGATGCCAAAGTGTCGTGCCTCCTAGTGAACTGGCTGATGGTAGGCAATACACGTGGATTGCAAGTCCTACTCAAACAGACGTAGCTGAACTGCCAGATGAGATCTTGGCCTATTGGCTAACCCTGGGTGAAAATCGCACAGTCGTAAATACTAATCCAGTTGAAGACATTGATATTGACAGCATCAATGAAGACAAGTTTACTGAACTCACAGCAGTATTGGAACTGATCAGGCAACAGATTCCCACACCTGATTACGATGTATGGATGCGTATTGCATTTGCCACAGCCAGTGAAGTGGGCAACAGCGTTGCTGCTGTGTTGTTGGCTACATTTTGGCCTGAACGCATACGAGGTGAGTATGCAAGACTGCTGGCGTCAAGAGATCCCAGCCGCAGTCCTACCATAAAGAGTCTGATGTTTATGGCCACAGAACAACGCAGAATACAGCATGAAAAAAAACGAGCAGTATATCAACAACAGTTGGAAGAAATAAAGGAATTGGAAAGAATCATTAAGGAAAAGAAGAATGAAAAATCTAAGCATTGAAGAACTAGAAGATCTACTGGATCAAAAACGACAGCAGGTGGCAACGGGTGCCATAATTTTTACTGAATTGACTTCAAAAGGTGCAGTAAAGAGCACATTGGCCAATGCAGAAACCCTAATTGCACATTGCGGCATCACTATCAGACACAACGAAATGACCAAGGAAATAGAAATTGACATTCCTGGAGTCACAATACATGCAGATACTGCTATAAATGCCGCACGTGGTTACATACGCAGTTATGCACATCAACATGGTATGCCTGTGGGCGAACTGGATGCTTACATAGCAACCATAGCCAATGCAAATGCATACCATCCGGTGCGTGATTGGATTGACGCACAGGAATGGGATGGTCGGGATAGACTGGGCGATTATTATGATACTATTGTGTGTGGAGCCAACAGTCAACAGATTGGAAATACCCTAAAAGAAACACTGATGCGTAAATGGGCACTTGCTCTAGTGGCCAGCTTGTATGAACCACAGTTCAGTATGGAAGGTGTGTTGTGCTTGTATGGTAGACAGGGCATTGGCAAGACAAGTTGGGCATATGGCCTAATCCCAAAAGAGTACGGCAACAGATGGATCAAAGATGCTGTGGCCCTGGATGTGGGCAACAAAGATTCAGTGATGAAAGCAGTGGGCACTTGGATCACTGAACTGGGCGAACTGGATAGTACATTTAAAAAGTCAGATCTTGAAGCACTCAAAGCCTGGATAACTGAAAAGCAAGATGTTATACGTCCGCCTTATGAACGCTCAGCCAACAAGTATGCTAGACGCACAGGCTTTTATGCCACACTGAACACCTTGGAGTTTTTGAATGATGATGAGAATCGACGCTTTTGGGTGCTAGATGTGGATGCATTTAGATTTCCCCGATATGATCTGGCACAGTTTTGGGCACAGGTCAAACGCCTGTATGATGTGGTGAGTCCTTTGTGCAAAGATCCTGAAAGCCGTACTGTGAATCAGGAATGGGGCTGGTTCCTTACTCCTGAAGAACGTGATGTGTTACAACAGAGTCAGAACCCATTTAGAACTGTGGATCCTGTGATTGAAACACTAAGCAATCATATTGTTGCACCACAGCATATGAAAACTGTGCGTGGTGAAAACTTGAACATAACTGAAATACTCAAGCGTTGTGGCATGGATCGTGTGAGCAAACGGGAAACCACAGCCGGTGGCAAATGGTTACGTGAACAGGGTTTCCGTAGTGATAGACAGAAAAGATTCACAGTTGAGATAGTGGATCAGACCAAAACCCTGCCACATTTGAAGGTAGTTGACAGCATTTAGAGCAGGTGCGACTATGTAGATAGTCGCAAAAGTGACATAGTCGCGGGGGATAGTTCCTGGTTTGAGCTATAGCTGCTGGAAGAATGCGACTATGCGACTATCTTGTTATATATATAATATAATAATAATAATATTTTTTATATATATATAGCAAGATAGTATCTTTGTGGTAGATGGTAGCCGCACCGTAAATACCCACATGAGAGATACTATTACCATACGCGGACGCACATACCTGGTCCAAGAGCTACTTAAACAAGTGTCAAAGAGTTCAGTAACCAATTTGAGAACTGGCAGAACCAATCGCGGCGCTAGAGCGCCTACCAAATATTCGATAGAAGAACGACGTTGGCAAGCTGCGGCTACCATTGCAGAAATTATTGAACGTTACAAATTAAAAGAAATACAGGCCCGTAGCATACAATGGAAAGCCAAACAGATCCTAACGCTTGTGGATGTGCCAAGCCCGCTCACGGAAAAGGATTCAGAACATAAATAAACATATGGAACAAGCAAAGAAACGATACCAAACCAAAGCTCCAAGTCGTGGTGGTGCAAGGTCAGGCGCTGGCCGACCCAAAGGCAGCACTAATAAGATCACCATGGACACCTTGTTGCAAAACCTTGATGTGCAGCTTGGGCGTAGCTATGCCGAACAGATAGCCATCAACTACACCACGGCCATTGACCGTGCAGACTGGTCCGGAGTGAGAGACTATGATCGTGTGTTGTTGGGCAAGGTTGTGGCAGACAAGCTGGAAGTTGAGTCAACCAACAGTGAAGATGCAGTCGCCGCCAAAGCTGAAGCTTTCGCAGCGGCCCTGACAGCATTGACACAGGTTGCCAGGACTGCTAAATAATCAATAACACAACGGAATCAGATATGGCCACCAAACCCAAGAGCACAACACAAAAACTATCAGCAGCCAGTCAAACTGAAATGAAAAAGAATGCCACGGTGCGACCACCAACACCCACCGGTAATAGAGCAACAGACAAACAGGCTGCCAACCAATTTGTAGCTGACTCAAGAAAGCAAACAGCTGATCGTGCAGCCGCAACCAAGGCAGCCACACTCCAACAGCAACAGTTAGATTACACCAGAGCCAATCCGTTACAAGGCACACGACCGCAGACAGCAGCAGCTAGAACACAAGTGGCACAGAGCCGTGCTCCTGCTGTGTCTCAGACTGCAGGTCAACAGGCCAATGCCAAACGCATACAGGCTGAAGCAGCAGCTAGAACAGCTGCCCGACCCCAATCCGTACCTTACACAGGACCACAAGGACGTGATGCACAAGGTCGGCCCATCCAGGTGCCAGGACAAGCTCCAGCACCAGTTGGTAAACAAATGGGACCAGAATTTTTTCCTAAAGGACCTGGACCCATTGGCGGACCAGCTCCAGCACCACCAGGCATGGATACAATGCCAATGCCAGGCATGAACCCTATAGAAAACATGCCAGGCGGTGGAGGACCAACCCCAGAACAACTTCGTGGCAAAATGGGCGGAATCAGACCAGGTGGACCAGGTGGTTTCAGACCAGGTATGTCGTTTGAAGAAATGAAACAACTGACGCCACCAGGTCAGGATCCAATGAGTTATTTTGGATTGCAAGGTCCAATGGGCGGAGCACCAGGAAATCCAGGCGCAACCGGCATCTACGGTACTGCCAAAGAGATGCCAATATCAGATCCAGGACCAGAACAATATGCACCACCAGCACCACCAGTAACAAACTCTCCTATGCCAGAAGGTTATGGATCAACCTGGGAAGAATCATTGCCACGACGTAATCAGCTGGCACAAGATTATCTAACCAGCAATCCTTATGATACCAACATGGGTGGCACACAAGACTTGTATAATCAATATGCGTTTTATAACACTAACTTAAATTATGGTACACCTGACCAACTTAAAAGTCCTGTGCAGAATTGGCAAGAATGGCTAAGTCAGAATCAAAATCCAGCCCCCACCCCCAGCCCTGACATGTCAGGCTCTATTATAGCTTATCCTGGTAGACTCAATCCACAACAGCAACAACAGATACAAGCACAGACTGATTTCTTCGCTCAGACTTTGCAACCTACATATCAACAAGCTGTGTCAGGAGCACAAAACATGTACAATCAAAGTGCACCTGGCGTAACCAATTTAAATCCGCAACAACAACAGATACAAGCACAGACTGATTTCTTTACTCAGACTCCACCAGGCGCAACCGGCATCTATGGTACTGCCAAAGAGATGCCAGTGCAGTTACCAATGAATATGGCCGACATGTATTCACAATTGGATTTTAACAATCCAGACTTACAAGCTGGTAAGGCCTATGTCAATCCGCAACAACAACAATTTGTTGACAATCAGCAGGCCGGCATATATGGCCAGTCTGCACCTGGACTTACTCCCGTTATGGGAGCCTCCAGTGGATTTATTCCAGGCATGAGTCAGCAACAATTTGATCAGGCATTCATGCCTGGTAATCAACCCAACAACCTGGGTGCAGCCAATCAGCCAATGCAAAGCTATGGTCAACTGCTGTCGGGCAACACGCCCAATGCTGGATTGAATCCTCAGTTCAATACCAACAGTTCACAACCTACAGGACAACTGCCTGGCAATGCTGGCAACTTTGGACAACAGCAACAGACCACACAGCAGGCCAATCCTGCACAGCCTAGCAATTCTGGCAAGATGGGTGGCTCTGGTGGCCCAATGGGTCCAATCAACACATCAGCCCTGTAATGCACAAAGGTAAATAAACATATGACAACCCAGCCCAAGATGAAAGGTGTTTATAGATTGAACCCCACTAGGCAGGTTATGAAGCAGGGCAGTCAAGCGGCACGTCGAGCTGTGACAACAGATGTGCCCAGCTTTAAGAAAACAAAACGACCCAAACAGGGCAAAGGAACAACACGATGAAGAACTCAACCCTAGCACGTAAGCCAGGACACGATATGAAAGCCAATGCCAGTATAACCAAACCTGTGCGTGGCACTAGCCAATCAGGCGACGGCGAATCATTTGCCTTTAATGGACAGATGGGTGACGGCGTAAATCGTGCCGCCAACCCTTATGCCAAAAACTACCATTCAGGACATTCAAATGATGGCCGTGATGTAAACTTTGGAATGGGTCCTAGAACTGGCAACCACGGTTCAAGTTCAGTGCCAAATGTTACAGCTCGAACAGGACGGATTGATGGCGGTACCACAGTCAAGTGTCCAGCCAATCCCAGCAAGATCAATATGGGTCTTGGTCCACGCAAAGGAAACGAACAATGAGCGTCACAGTCGTAGGTTCCACTAGAGTATTAACACCAGCCGCAGGCACCACAGCCAACGTGGGCAACGTGGTCACACAAACCAACACATTCCATGTGTTGAATGCCAGTTCAAACGTAAGCCCAGCATATTGTTATGTTGGTGTATTCCCAACCTATGCACAGGCCATTGCCATGGATCATCCCACAATTGGCACAGATGCTGGCGGTGTTCCTTTAGCACCAGGTGAGTCAATGACCATTGTGGGCAACTTTGGCACCAGCACTTTGGCCAGCCAGGCCAACGTTTATGTTTCAGCCATTACAGCCGCAGGCTCAACGTCAGTGTTCTTTACACCTGTTGCTCCTGGCTCAGACGCTTAAGAAAGAATAATATGAAAATGCAAAAAGGTAATCCAAAGAGTACCACAACAGTAAATCAGAAGTCAGGTCCTAGAACAGGCAATGCAGGCACCATGAGCAAACGATCAGACTTCACAGCTGCCAAAGCAGAACGTGAACCCCTAGCTCGCACAATACAAAATGCATTCGGTGCAAGAGCACAAGACGACCATGTGAACCCAAAGTTAGAGCCTGTGAGTAGTAACAGCAAGCGTAACTTTAAGAGATAACAACAACAATATTTCAAATAAGTTTTGCTGGCTGTACTTGACAACCAGCTCATTGAACTACATAGAAAGGAATCACAATGAAAAAGAAAGCCACACCCGCCGCCGCAGAATCCACCTGGGGCATTGACACAGACGTAGCAGATATTGCAAAGCCTGTGAAACCAGAACCAAAACGACCCCAAGTAGAAGCAGAACCCTTGTATGACCTAGATGGCCTTATGACCGACTTCCCCACAGCCCGAGAGTTGGAGAAGTTTGTGTTTGACCAAACAGGTTATGTGTTGAACCTTAAAGGTCGTAGCAACAAATTCAAATACCAAACAGCCATGGATGTACTCAACGGTGCGCCACCAGATGAATACTTGCTGGGCACAGAAAATCCATATCTGGACAAGAACGATATCATTCCCATTGACGCCATGAAGGTCATTCCACCCTTACCCATGGACATTGATGGTGCCGCCATTGTCACACGCTTTGACTCAAGAGCTTTCCCACATCCAGATGCTGACTTCAAAGCAGCAGGACAAAAATGTGATGTGGTGTTTAAAAAGTATACCAACAATGTTATCACCTATGAAGTGTTGGGTCCAATATCAACAAGACCAGTTGGAGTAAGAGTCAACAAGTTTGGCAAAGAAGTTCCAGAAAAATATGAATGGATTGATCCTAGAACAGGTGAACAAGTTATCCGCAACGCCAATGGCATGCTGACACCTTTAGGTACTAGACTGCGTGGCTTTATGCAACGCATGAAAGTGAACAAATCAAACCAATGGGACGTGTGGATTGATCGTGACTTTGTTATTGAAACTGGTGGCGGCAACAACAATGATCCTTGGAGTAACATTTGAACCCAGATCAAGCCAGGCTGGTAGCAGATACCAAGATCCTACAAAAGGTCAATCGTGTACACAGAGAAGCCTTTGCAGAAAAGTATCCCAGCCAGGTGGAACATTGTCTCCGCTTGGTCATGGAACGCTTGCAAGCAGGATTAGACAAGCGTGATGGTTGCGATGTGTCAGATCCAACCACATGGCGCATGACCACAATAGAACTGCGTGACCTAGCCGAAACAGCACACCAGCTCGACACCATACGTCGACACCTGGCTGAATAACCAATGAGTCACATCGTGGCCAACCTACCGCCTGTGAAATGTTTTGTGCGTAGAGAGTTTCTTTATGATCATGAATCAGGACATGGCGAACTGGAACCCGCCTGGTGGATCACAATCAAAAGTCTAAGAGGTCAAGCATTCCGTATTGAAAGTTATCTAAATCAATATGGCGCATTGTATGACAAGTTGCCGCTACATGCCTACTGTTGGAAACCTATTGAAGGTGAACCTTTACCGTTAGACTATTTGCAACTATGGGACTGTCTCAGTTACGATATCACTGTGATCAAAAAAGCACAGTTGCAGAGTATGAAGTGTCGATTCAAATTAAAGTCGGGAGCCTGGATGTCAGGTGAATACATGTTCACTGTGGACTCAGCACATCCAGACTTCAACACACTTGATACCGGCTTTTCAGAAGATGTAGAAGATCACAAAAGCTACAACTTCATACGGTGTGACAACGGACAGTTTGCCGCACAGCCCAACAACAGACTACTGATTCTTGAACCCAGTAGCAATCCAAAAGAATTAAAGCGTCCAGATTTTCGAGTAGCAACTCAACGCTGGTCAGTAGAAACAGAAGCCAAGTGGGCACTAGGTGACACTGACACAGTCATGTACGAACACACACCCAAATGATAGACTCCAGCCTGTTGATGCGTCGTGCCTTGCGTTATGTGTTGGACCTGCATGGCCTAAAGCCAGATAGCTTGACACACATGCCATCAGATGCCAGAACCAAGTTTGAGGACTTGGTCATAACCATAGCTGATGACATGCGTTATAATCAATTAAAATACTTTAGACCATTTGAACATCAAAAGCGTTTCTTTGAAACAGGCCACTCAGATCGTAGAGGTATCTTGGCTGCTAACCGAATTGGTAAAACAGTCTCAACCTGTTATGAAACTGCCATGCACCTGACCGGTATCTATCCTTCTTGGTGGACAGGCAAACAGTTCACCAAACCTATCACTGCCATGGTAGCTGGAGAAGGATGGAGCCAGGTTGCCATGGTGTTACAAAATGAACTGCTGGGCACACAAGATATCAAGATCCAGGACTCAATAGGATGTGGCGCTATTCCCAGAGACCGTATAGTATTTGAAACCATGCGTAATGATGGTGCCAACTGTTTGGGCATAGAAGTCAGACACAGCTCAGGTAACAACAGTTATCTGGTGTTTGCCAACTACACACAGGAAGTACGCCAAATGCAAGGTTTTAAATTATCATTGGCAGTATTTGATGAACAACCACCAGATGACTTCTTCAGTGAAATTGTAACACGTACAGCGACAACACAAGGACAAGTGCTGTGTAGTTTTACACCACTCAAAGGTCTTAACGGCCTGGTATCAAAGTTTTGGAACCATGAAGAGGGTTATGAACACATACGTGTGAGTTGGGATGATGTGCCAGAATACGATCCTTGGGGCGAACCATTCTTGTTGATGAGCACCAGACAGCAGTTGGAACGTGATTACTTGCCACATGAACGTGATGCACGCCGTAACGGTGTGCCTGTTATGGGCAAAGGTGCTGTGTTCCAAATACGCAACTGGCCCACGTACAAAACAGGCGACTACGATCTACGCTCAGTACAAGGCATCAGAAGAATCATTGCATTGGATTTAGGTTTGATCAATGACAAAACAGTTATTACTTTAATGTATTGGCATCCTGAAGAACAAGAAGCTTGGTTGCATCATCAGATAGTGGTCAAGGGCACAGAAGAAGCCAATCCCATGAACTACATCAATCATCTAATGAGACCTGAAGTATTTGGCACACCCATAGTGTTGCCAGCTGATGCATCAACACAAGGTCGTTACACCATGAGCAGCCAGAGCATTAGAGAACTGTTTGAACAGTACGAATTGAATGTGCATCCAGATGCCATTATGAATCCGCCTGATGATGCTGGTCGTAGAACCAATCACAAAAGTTTTGGTATCAACGTGATGCGTCAGATGTTGGAGTTAGGCACACTACATGTGAATGAAAACTGTACAGAGTTTATTAGAGAAGCACAAAATTACTATGCTGATGAAAAAGGACGCTTTAGCGATCCAGACGATTGCATTGACTCAGCACGTTACGCCCTAATAGGATGTTTGCAGGGCATTGCAGAAGCAGCTGATGGACGCACACCCAAGCAACGTTTCAGAGACATGCGTAGTCAATACCGTACACCAGACAACACAAAACTACCAGAGTGGAAAAAGACACATAGCCCAGGCTAAAGCCCAACGCTAAATAATGTAATACATAAATTGGATCGCAAAACATGCTTGATATCAAAAACGTAGTAATCAGCAACTTAGACAATGCCCGCGGCATGATGGCCCGCTTTGTCAAAATGCACAACCTACTACAAACTAAATGTGCAGCAAACCTGCGCCTGCTGGCTACTAAAAACCAGGTAAATCGTGCCAGCGACTATCATTACCTAGTGTTACCAGTGACACAAAGTACGGAACCAGTTAACGGTATTGATTACATACATCCTGTGGTAAAACCCATGGTTGATTATGCCACTGCTGTGATCACCAAAGGTATTGCACAAAATGGTGAGATCAATTTTGAGTTTGTACCAGACAATGAACGGGATGAAGTTGCAGCACGCCAAGCCACCAACATGGTACACAAGCTGATTAACCAAAACAACGATCCACACACTATCTTACAGCATTGGGTTATGGATGCTTGCCTACACAAGAATGGTGAAATGATGATTGCACCCATGCGTGAAAGTTTCGTACGCTATGTGACCACAACCGGTACTGCTGATCAACTGGCTGCATTTGAACAACAGGCAGCAGATTCAGGCCTAACTGTGCTACGTCAGAGTCGTCGCAAAACAGATGTGGACATGGCCAAGGTCATAAAAGAAACCAAAGACTTTGTAGATCAATTGCCAGAAGCACAGCGTCAAGCTGAAATGGACACACGCATTGCCACTGCTGAAGCAGGCTCACGTGGCGAGTTTGACAACATGACAGAAGAAGTGCCCAACATAGAACTAGAACAAGGCGAAGATGTCATTGCTGATAGTATTGCCCGTAACACCAGCTATGAAGCCAAGTACAAACTAACAGGTTATACTGTCAATGTGAAATTCCGTCCCATTGCACAACATTATTGGTTGTGTGATCCCACTGTTATCTCAATTGAAGAACAACCATTCTGCGGTTTCTACAAACCAATGAGTATACAAGAAGCCACAGAGCTTTATCCAGACATTGATCTAGAACAATTCAAAATACACGCTGAATATTCAAACGTGGGTGCTTTCCAAGCAGGCTCATTGCTAAACAACTTGGCCTTACATGCACGTGACTCAGTTCCTGTAAACGGTTTACCATCAACAGGCTATAGTGCCCAAGAACCAGAAGCACGTCAAGTTACAGTATTGACCATTTGGAATCGTTATGACATTGACAATGATGGTGAACTAGAGTTAGTTGAAATTGTTTACTCAGGCACATACATTATTTCGGCCAAAGAAGTAGAATTTATTCCAGTGGCCAACATGGTACCCAAACCCCTGGCACAAAACTTTTACGGTATGAGCATTGCTGAATCAGTAGTGCCCATGCAAGAGTATGCCACTAGTGGCTATCGTGCAGAACTACAACTGGGCTTGCTGACTGCCACACCACGTATTGGTGCCAAACCAGACAAATTGGATTTTGAAATGTTACAGGACGGTGAAGCTGCTATCTTTATTTTAGACAGCAAATTTGATCCGGCTAAAGACATTTACCAAATTCCCCCACCAAGCGGAAACAATGCATTTATTGAAAGTGCAATGAATCGCATACAACAAGACAGCATGGCCATGATTGGTATGACCAGTCCACAGGATGTGTTCAATCCTGAAGTGATGAGCCCAGGTAACTCAGGAGCAAAACTACAGTTGGCTCTAGGACCAAATCAAATTATCCAAGACAACACAGTTAAGAATAGTGCCGAAGGCATGAAAGATGCCATTTGGTTAGTATGGCGTACACTGGTACAATACGGCGACGACTACGGTGTTAAGAAATTGGCTGCTGAATTCCACCCAGATGGAAAGCCAGAGTTTTTAGATTACCTGGCGTTTGATGACATGAACTTCAATGAACGCAAGACCATACACATTGAATTGGGTCTTGGTATGAAGTCAGAAGAGAATAGTTTACAACGCTTGCAGATTATCAAACAAGCACAAACTGGGCTCACACAAGAAGTTACAATGGGAGTTCAAAGCGGAGCATTAACTCCACAAGCATTTAAAAAAATACGTAAGCCTTACGAAGACATGTTGTATGTGTTGGGCATCAAAGACGCCAACGCATATTTGCCTACTGAAGAAGAAGTTATGGAAATGGTCACACAAGCACAAGAAAGTAAAAAGAATGCTGAGCCAAGTCCAGATGACAAAAAGAAGATTGCAAGTGCTCACCTTGATGATGTACGTGCTAACCAAATTGAAGCTGAAGTTGCTGGCAACACAGCTAGCAGTCAACTTGAAGGCTATGCTCTATTAGAAGAACACAAAGCCAAAAGCTACGGAACATAAATAAACTTACTAGAACGGAACTGAAATGATTAATGAAGATGCTGTGAATGCGTTTAATAATCGCTTGACTGCGAACCTGAACAATATCAAAACAATGACACCAGCACAGCTGGATAGAGTCAAGGATATTGGATCACGTGCAGAGAACTTGTTGAAGAACAAAGACTTCGCACAGTTTGTACACAGCTTTAAATTTGAAATATGTGATAGTTTGGTAGACATCAAAGATCACACAGCGGAAAACAATGCCAACCGCGTAGCTTTGAGCAATCAGCTAAGTGGCATTGACAGTTTTATTGCATCGCTTCAGAGAGCGGTGTACTTAAAAAATCGTGTGGTAACCCAACAGACCCCTGTTGAGCCCGACACAGACAATTAGGAGAATAAATGGATAACATAGTCCAGGATACACCCAACCTCAAACCAGAGGTGGTCCCTGTCCAAGAAGTCAGTACCGGTTTAGAAGCAATAGCCCAGAAGATGGCCGCAATGCGTAACCAATTTTCAGCTACTGAGCCAACTGAGACGGGTAGTTCTAAAGCGGCAGCTAAAGAAAGCCCCGTGGCACCAGAAGGAGTTGTCGTTGATGACAACAATATCGATTTAGTAGAGCCAGAAGTTGCAGTACCAGACGCAGAATATAGTGATGAAGCAAGTGAAGAAGAGGAAGCCCCTGAAGAGGTAAGCCAATCGGACTCGTCTGATGCAGAAGTTATTGATTTCTTGGAGTTTGCTGAAACAAACCCCAACGCTAAATTTAAATTTATGCGTAATGGAAAAGAAATTGAGATTGATGCAAAGAAAGCAGCAGCTATTTTAGGCCAAGGCGCCGCAATTAGTGAAGATGCAAGACAATTAAAGATTGAAAAGTCTGAGTTCGATGAATATTTACAACATAAACGAGCTGAGACAGAAGGTCTTTTGTTGGCAATGGAATTCACTGTACGTCCACAGTTGCAACGGGCTTACGATGAAATTGTAAAGACACAGAATTACCAAACGACTTTCCAACAGCAGTTGGCACAAACTTCAGATCCAGCTCAACGAGCCAGAATTGAAGCCAGTATTGCACAGAACGAAAGATATATCCAGCAACAAGCTGGCACTATCAATCAACTAAAACCAAATGTTGATCAGTTCTATCAAATACGCCAACAGCAAGTTAACGAGGTGTTAGAAAACTCTCGTAAAAGCTTCAAGGACAAGGAACTGCGTAATCAATATGTTTACAATGAACTTCGTAACAAAGTAGCAGATGGATGGGCAGGAGCACATGGACAGATAGTACCAGGTATCAAGAATATTGACTTGATCTCAAGCGATGAACACATAATGTCATTGGTGCGAGACGGTTTAAAATATCGAGATAAACCCAAAGCTAAATCAGCTGGCGGTAGTATTGCTGCACTGACATCCAAACGCTCAGGTACTCCATTAGGCAACGGTTCTTCAGGTGATGAAATCGCCAATCTTCGCAAACAAGCCAGAGCTGGCGACCAAAAGGCCGCCGATAACTTGCTCGTAGCCCAAATGAAGGCTTTGCGAGCAGGTAGAAAATAACGCCAAATCAAAGGAGATTAAAATGGCATTTATCGCAACCTCAGCAATTGGCAATGGTACTGGTAACTATCAAACCGATATCGTTGTTAAAGATTTAGACTTAGACGTATCCAACCGTGTTAAGGACGACACCCCTGTTCTTAATATGTGTATGGCTAAAAAGCGTAAAGTAGTTAGTACTTTACCATTGTGGACAAACGACGTTTATCGTCAACCACAAATCCAAGCACAGTTAGAAGGTGCAGCTGTTAGTTCAAACTACGCAGAAGCCAACCAACGTGCCAACTTGGGTAACTACACACAGATTTTCTCAACAGTAGTTGGTGCCACTGGTACTGCTCGTGCTGTTGAACAATCAGGTGGAGATCCTCAAGCATATCAAGAAGTAAAACAGTTGATCGAATTGATGTTCGACGTTGAAGCACAGATTGTACGTAACGACCAAATTGGTACCAAGTACTCTGCTCAAAGCGGTGCTGCATTAGGTGTTGCAATTCCTGCAACTACTGGTGTAAGCGGCAACCAAGCTACTCCAAACACAACTACTGCTAACGTTCAAATTGCTAGCACAAACGGTGTTGGTCCTGCTGTTGCTACTGGTCGCAGAATGGGTTCATTGAACTCTTTTGCAGCCACACACAGTTTCAACCCAGCATCAGGTACAACATACTACACTATTTTCAACACTGAATCTAGTGATGCTAC